TAGTTGGAATGATAGTATCGTCATCATACATCATGCTATAGTACTTAGGCATTTGTGAAATTGGGTTGTAGCTAGTCCAAGTCATTTGTTTTTACTCCAGTAATTAAGTTTGGAACACCAGTAAGTTTCTCATGTTCAATAATATCAATACACATATTGGTGATCTCAATGTCTTTTTCTAAAAAGAACATTTTTTGCTGAAGTTTTTCCAGTTCTTGTTGATAAAACTCAAGTTCTCTTTCTTTACGAATTTTATGTTCTAAAATGTCTGAAAGAAGTATTATTTTATTTGTCAATGTTGTACCGCAGGAGACCAAAAAGTTGTACGACCATCGTTAAGTTTAATTCGTTCAACAGGATTTCCGTAGATGTCTTGTTTTTGGTTATAAACCATTACATGACCACCACGAGCTTCAACTATCTCATTAGGATTAGAAGCAAAACGAGTATATTTTCCATGATTATTATAGAGGTCAGAATAATTGCGAATTGTAGCTCCTCCTGTTTCAAAAGAAGCTTTAAGAATTTTACAGATTGCGTAGTAAAGCTTCTCTAGTTCGTGATCGGAGCAGGATTCGATAAGCCTATCAGGTCTAAGACCTGCGAGGAAAAGAGATTCAGATTTGTAGATGTTTCCAACACCAGATATCTGAGACTGATCCATAAGCCACTTAACCAATGTCCATCTGGGCTTGAGACGAGCAATGTGTAAAAATGTGGATAAAGTACAAGGATTATTAAGCATATCAGGCCCAATAGAATCCAGTTTCTTCTGATGATCCTTATCATCAAAAACAAACTTAATAGTACCAAAATTACGTTGATCATTATAGTATACCGCCGTGTCATCATCAAAATATAAAGCTATTCTCGTATGTTTTGATGGTTGAAGTTTAAAATTACCACTCATGCCAAGAGTAGTATACATATAACAAATAGGCAAGAGATCACCAAACTCCCACCAGATAAATTTACCTTTGTTATAAACACCTTTCACTGGAAGATGCATTTCTTCCAGTGCAATGTAAAAATCAGCAAAACCAGTAGGTAAGTTTTTGACATACCTACCAGAAATAAAGTTTAAATTTACTAAAGACTTACCACGTACAGCTCGATCTACCTGACGAGCTGTACGAGTGCATTCTGGTCCTTCAGGCATTAACGCATCCGAAGATTAGAGTTACGAGGAAAACCCCAAACGTCGATAGCAGGGACACGAATCATACGTTCTTTAGTGTTCTTTTTGTCTGGATTTTCAATAGTTAGCACTACGTTTTTACCAGCTCTCCAAGCTTTAACTTGGTTATTAACACGGGCTTGAGTGTTTAAATAAGCTAAACGAGTTGCTTTTTGAATTGATCGGGAAATGTTAGGGCGTTCACCCTTTGAAATGAAGCCTTTAGACTTACCACCTTTTTTAGCCATGAATGTCTCCTTGTTGAAAATATATTTTATATTATAAAATTTTCAGCCAAGTAGCAATCAAGCAGTTGAATGATAAGCTATAAAGTTTGATGAAATTGTCAAATTTTGTCGTAGATCTATAAACTGAGTAATGAACTCATCTGCTTGATAAACATGAGTACACTTGGGACATTCAACAATATCTAAAGGTTCAACTTTTCCGTTATAAATCCAAATTTCTTCTTCTTGAGAGCAAATTGGACAAGTACTTCTAGCTTTGTAAATCGAGCTCATTCAGTTTTTTATGGTATAAATCCATAGAGTGATCAAAAACACCATCAAAAGGTTGACCCTTTTTCAGTGCTCTAATACGACCACGCCATTGGTCTTTAATTCTTTGCCAGCGTGTCATTTTTCTTAAATTACCGTGGTGATTAATATAGCAAAGCTCACCATGGTGTCTGTAGATCAATGGAAACGGAACTTTTGTTACAACATCATTATTATTTACAAAACGCCAATGTTGAATCTGATCGTTAGTCATTTCGTTAACAAAAGTTTTATTACCAACACGGGGGGAACCAAATGTATAGAGTTCGTGTGCGTCCAACCGACTAGCACATATTGTAGCAAGTGCAGCTCCTAACGAATGCCCCGTACAAGTAATTTTATAACCATCGTCTATAGTTAGATTATCCATCCAACTAATGATATTATCATACACTCTATCAAGAGCTTGGGCAAATCCAAAATGAACTAAACCAGCTTCTCGTGCTGGTTTTCTCCAAGCCTTTAAATCAGCTAAAATATCCATTATAGCAGTGGGCTCCGTGCCTCTGAAACAAATAATAATTTCGTGTAATCCTGGGCTATATACAGCAAAACCCTGAGTACCTTCGTGATCAAACCATTCAAAGTTACTATAGCTTTGAGTTAGTTCTTTTTTAACTGTGAATTTATCTTCGTATACGAGCTTAGATAAATAGCTCATATGAATAGCTTTATTTAAGTTCATGAGGGGAACTCCTTTTTATTGTGCTTTGAAGACAGCTACCTGTGATGGTACTCCTTCTATATAGTATATTTTTTCAAGTTTTATCAATTCTTCTTTTTCAAGTGTCATAGTCGCATGCTTGACTCCATTGGTTCCTTTATGTTCATTATCTGACTCATGCCAGTCGTCATAAAGAAATACAGTCGCTCCTAGTTCAATTGCCATTTTTGTATCAGAAATAACGGATTTATAACCATGACAGCCGTCAATAAAGGCCATATCAAACTTTGTATCTTCTAACAGGGGTTTAGCTAATTTACTATCTGAAGCAATAAAATTAAATCTATCGCCATAACGTTCTTTGACAGTTTCTGAAGCAGGTTTTGTAGCTCCGTGTTTACAAATGTCAACAGCCGTAAGTTTTACAGTTTGTTGTGGATGCCACTCTAACCACATAGAAGCTGAACAACCAATATTAAAACCTATTTCAAGAATATGATTAATGTTATAAGTTTCATAAACACCTTCAATAATATGACGAAAGATTTCAGGGTCTTGTCCGTTACAACCCCAAAATCCCTCTCCTGATTTGTGCGTGTTTAGTATGTAATTAAGCCAACTCACTTTGATTTCATTTTTTTCAGAATCGCCTTCTGTAATGCTGGTGGAAGTTTTCTCTGAGCTGGAGTAAGACCATTTGAAAATTCTTCCTTACCTCTCTGCATTTTTCCGCCTTTACCTAATCCTTTTGGATCTTCGTGTTTACAATTGACATTACCAATCATTATGATTTTCCTCTTCTTCCTAAGTCTTTTTTCTTCCCCTTGTGGGGACCTGATTTTCTGGCTATTAAGCCGCGAGCGACAAGGCGAGCACGATTAGTAGACCCAATCGACTTACCCGCCTTGTGCTTACGCAATAATTCCGAAATATTTACTCTGGGTTTCTTGCGAATTTTTGACATGTTACTCGCTTCTTAAAATGTTCCAAACACCCCAAGCGAGTGCGCCCCAGACGATAACATCCATCAGAGCAAAACCACCCCAAATAACAGCGGCAGCTGCAATAACAGCTGATGCTCCGTGGTGGCTTGAGCGTTCACGAATACGACCGATAATCCAGCTCATCCTCCGACTCCTTTCCTATACGAACGAGTCTTGGCTGCTATCTTTTTAGGTTGTTTTACAAATTGCTTCCCAGACTTTGAGCCTTTTCTCTTCGCACGATTTGTTGCTGCTTTTTCTCCAGACGATAGACTCGCCCATGCAGCTTTAGGAAGGTAGCGACCTCGTTTTTTACGAGGTTTATCAGCTTCCTTCTCCGAAGAATATTGCCATTCTTGTCTAGTCCAATTGACTAAAGATTGTTGTGTAGGTTTTTTTGCCATTTTACTTGTAACCTCCGCCAGCGTCTTTATAAGCCTTCGCTAACATTTGAGCTTTTCGGGCAGACCACTGACCAGGAGCTCCACCTTTGCCACCTCTTTTAATACGTTGAAAAATACGTTTTCTCATAGTAGGCTTAGTATATACACCAGCAGAATTAACTTTTGATTTATATTTTTTCTTTGCGGGCATTAGTAACTCCTAATAACTTTTCCACGAAAAGGTGTTTTAGCGGCACACCAATCTTCAGGATGCATATGTCTTGGACGTTTACCAGACGGTTTAGAAACCATCCTACCTTGTGGTGTATAAAAAGCACACCATTCTTGGTTAAGTGATCTTTTGACAGAAGTTGACATATTCTGCCACATCGCATCACCGTTTTTTGATTTTGAAAATTTACGAACTGCCATTAAAAATCTACCTGGCAAAGTTTAACAGAGGTAGCACCTGCTGCTGCTGTTACATTTACTAAGTGTGCTGGTTCTTTTTTAATATAAAGCTCCGCGCCTTCATTAACAGTAACGCTGCCTAAAAGTACATTTGCTGCTGTACCAATGTTAACTACGTGATCAGCCGTATGACCATTGAAAATTCTTACATAGGTAGCCGATCCTACTGTAGTATTATTTGTATAAGCCGCTTCAATCTGCGGCGAGAAAAAGTTAACTGCCATTTGTTTCTCCATAAAAAAAAATGAGGGTATATATCTATACCCTCATTATACGTAATTGGTGTGTTGTGTCAAAAAGAAATTATAATCTTTTAGTGATTACTGACTCCCCACTGAATTCTTCTTCTTGTTTGATAAAGTCATAAAACCCCTTTACCGCTACTTCTTTGAACTTTGCTTCAATATCAAAATCAGCGTATTCAAGCATTGGAACGTGATTTGCCATTAGGTGCTCATCCCAGTAAGTTTCTGAATGAGCATTTGGTTTCATCCAATAATCTGAATTGTCGGGGTGAAATGATTGTGATTTGTGGAACAACGGGCGTACTCCTCGCCGGCTTTTGACAGCTTCCACGAAGTAGTCACTTGTGTGGGTGATGTGATCCACGTCTCGAACTTTCCGATTGACTGTTTTCTCTCCAAGTTTAACCTTTTCCGTTTCAACCATTCGATGGCAGGCATAGTGGTGTGTGTCAAGTGTACAGCGGATCGGTATTCTCTGTGCAAGTTCAAGTGTGTGTTTAATGTCGTATCCGTTGGGTTTATCTTCATTCTCGACTGCAAGACATTGTTGTGCGTAGTCGGAGAGATAGGGAAAGTTCGTAGCAAAGCGTTTGATTCCGTCTTCATGTTTTCCTCCATACAGTCCTTGTAAGTGAATGTTCATCGTAAAGTCTTGCGCAGGAAGATTCATGTATTGACCATACAATGCGTGATACTCCAAATCTTCAATAGACTTGGCTACAACATCAGAATTATTACTACCAAGAACAGTATACTGACCAGGGTGCACAGATAAGCGAACAGAGTGTCTCCTGGCATGTTCTCCAGCTCGTCCCAATATTTCTTTAAGTTCATCTCTAATCTCCTCATACCAAGGTTGTGTAAACTCTAAAGTATAACATGGAAACAGCTCAGACGAGATGCGAAAAGCTCTGAAATTCATAGGTTGGTGAGGAAAGTAATTTTCGAGAACATCTAAAAGCTTGCGAACATTAGAAAGTGCCTTTTGTTGAACACGTTCTTTTCCATCAGCTTTAAGAGCATAAGTTTTTGTAGTAGTGCCTAGATTGTAGCGTTTGGCGAGTTGTTTGTCATGAAACTGACAACATTGAGCGATACGCCAATCGGTTTGCGATTGATTAAAGTATTCCATAGAGTCTCCGTTGATTTTCTATATCATACCTTATCGCAAACCAATTAGCAAGTATTAGGTGAGATTAAAACTTGATGTTAAGTCCAGCATCAATCGAGTTTGTATCTCCAAGATCAGTCATAGACCTTTTAACTCTGACTTCCCATGTAACGTTGTCAGTGTCTTTTACAATACCAACTCCAGCTTCGTTTACGCCATCTGTATGGTGAACTGCTGAAATATCTAAGAGTCCGAGATCTAAGTTACCTCCAACTGTACCGTAGGTGTAGTTTTCACTAGACTTAGCTACAGAACGAGCTGTTAGAGAAGAGCCTGTCTCTTCATAACCAGCAACAGTTCTTTTACCGTGGGTTACACCAGCAACAGCCGATAACTTATCGTTGATTGATCTAGATAACATCATGCTCAGATTTATATCTGAACCATCAGTGCTTCCTCCATTAGAGTAAGGACCAATCTTTCTAGTTACAGTGTAGTCAGTCATAGAACGTTGAATCTGTCCTCTAACTGTTCCTAAAGCAAACTCTTTGCCAACACGAGCAACAAATGTTTGAGTTTTAGCTTCAGCAGAGTTATTCTCATCATCAATAGTAGTTTTCATATTAGCTAAACCACCACCAATAATGAGGCCTTCTTCGTTCATCTTTTCTCCACCAAAAGTAAAACCAGAGGTCTTACCAGTGAGTCCGTTATCATACTTATGTTCTGAACGAATAACACTAGGTCCATCAAACTCAAGATTACGTGTCATAGCAGAAACTACATCTTGAGCAGAACTAATCTGATCAATATTACCTGTGTAGGTTTCAACTGATTCTACAGCACTTACAGCATAGGAAACTGTATCAACACAAGTTTCTGTGCCATTTGTTGTAGTAGTTGTACCATCAGAATAGGTTGTGACAGTAGTTGGAGTTGTACAAGTAGTTGTAGTAGTAGGAGTTGAAGTTGTTACTGTGGTAGTTTCAATGACAGTTTGTTTAGAAGTAGTTTCACTAACGTCGTTAGTTACAACAGTAGTAACAGTAGCGGTGCCAACTACAGCAGTTGAGGTTGTAATTGGATCTCCGTCAGCAGTCGAAACAACTGTTGGTCCTCCGCCACCAATATCTGAACCAGCACCGTTACCAGAATCAGTAATAGTTCCAGCTACTGTACCAGCTACAACACCGCCAATAATATCGTCAAGTGCTTGAGTGTTATCTTCAACTTGGTCAGCGTTTGAAAAACCTTGAGCTAACCAATTGATGTCAGCAATAGTAATAACAGTACCTGTATAGTCTGTTCCTAAATCACCAGCATTACCGACCCACATCATAGCAGCAACTTTTCCACTACTATCTGTGATGAGAGCAGTACCTTGATCGTTTTCGATAGCGCTGATAGCACTAAAGTTAACAGTTAATCCTGATGTCATATAAGTAGTATTAGTGCCATCTACAACAACATCTTCAGTAGAACCAGCAGTTCCACCAATGGTAGTGTCACCACCACCCATTTGTGTAATCAATGCAGCTTTTGTTGCGTTTTGTGTATTACAACAGCCAGGATTTTCAGTTGATATGAAAAGAAATCCACCATCTTTTACAAAGGCATCATATTGATCTATGGTTGCTTGGTCAAAAGAGTTATACCAACGTAAATCCCAGATTTGATCATAGGCTGAGATATCTGCTGGTGGATTATTTTGATCTCTTTGAAGAACAACAGTGTGTCCAGCAGCTTCAAGACGTGCTTTAACACTGTCAGGTGCGTTATT